TGGAAGATATGACTTTAGTAGATCAGATTTTGGTCTATCAGATTACGATTCTTCTCCGAATTTAATGATTAGAGCTTTAGAAGTTATTAATGAAGATGATAACGTATATGTTGAGAGCCTTTGGAATGATACTCCAGTTGGCATTTACAATGAAGATGACGGTACATCAAATTCTCAAGTATTTCAAACTGATTATATAGATGAAGCTAGATGGCAATATCTTCTTGACAAGAATCAAGCTACTCCAGAAGGGCTTTTGAATTATCTTGATCCAAATACTGGAAAGTATACATTAAAGAATATACCAATTTGGGCTTATCGCAGTGATGTTAGAAACGAACAGATTAATCCTTCGATTAAAGCTGGCTGGTATTATCAGGACAATGAAGAAAGATATATCTATGCAAAACCAAAAACTGAAAGTGTGTTTCAGAATGCAACACCGTATGTTCACAAGCAAGTAATTCTTCCCCAGGTTGCCAGACAAGGCGCTCCGATTATAGTTAGCGTAGATCCATACAACGAAAATGCAGCCAGTCCAGCAGTCGAATATATGCAAGTAGCTTTCTCGGAAGAGGCAACCCCGAGTGCATTCTCATATTATAACTATGAATATATTATAGCAAAACATGACGACTACTTAGCTTTAGCCTATTCTGATGTCTTTGATTTAACTATAAAGGACGAATATACAGGAGAAACTGTAGCGCTTGGTTTAGATTCACCAACTAATATCATAGACTCAACAGTTCTTAATTCTTCTGGAATGATTAAAGTCGGAAGAGAATATAGAGTATCGTATAGAGTTAAAAATACATTCAATGTTGATAATCATTATTTCTATGAGATTGACAATTCATATAGAAGCTTGGTGACACTCCTAAGTACTCCGGACACAAGTCTATGGTTAACTGCTGTAACCTATGAGTCAGCATTATTTGACACAGATACAGAGATTGATAACCTATCATTGAATCCGCTATATACTCCGAACAATGAAGGATACGTATTCCTTTCACATAATTCATATAATCTTGCATCCATAGAAGCCTCATTGACTCCAAAGGAAATATTATCCGACAACATAGATTATATGGCTTTAAATATTTGGTCATATGATATAAATGGTAACCCAAAACCAAACATTGAAGTATCAATACATGGCGCAGATATATCTGCAACACCATCAACTTTACTCACAAGTCGTGACGGATACGCAAGAGCATACATAAACTATGATGGAAGCAACGCCGCTACACCAACTCTAAAACAAGTATTTATTAAAGAAAATTACAATGTTCCTTCATTGTATTCTGCTACTGTCAATTATATATTAAAGCCAGATTTAACAGATACCAACGAACTTTCTGCAGAGGTAACAAAGAAAATTATTAATGCAGATGGTCAGGAAACAGTTTATATCTATGGGAACGCAACACCCAATGCCTCAGTTTACTGGAGAAGAGGACGCAATCTATACCAGGCTTTAAAAACAAGTTATTCGACAAGCCTAACAGCACCTGGTCAAGTGGGCTATTCCGGGATGGCCAAAGCAAACGATAAAGGTAACTTCCAGATTGGTCCATACAGAGCACAAAATGATGCTACTCCAGGCTATTGGTTTACTGTGGTAGATAGCGAATTCTCCCCAACTCCTGCAGCAACTCCTGTTACTATAGTGGGGGATATAGTCTACTGGTATGAAAGATATGACGTTAATCAGTCCAATTCAGGTGAGCCAACTCTACCTTTAGATAACGGTACTGAAACCGGATATGCTCACTACCTGTCTAACCCAGCTTTTAAAATGAATGCAGATACTGAAGAAGTTTATTATGAAAACACTTTTGAAAATAGTTGGAATTTGCCGATCTGGTATCCAATTAGCAGATATGATCAGTATCAAATGGGCCTATTTGGTTCAACCCCATATGTTATTGACACATACCAAACATTAAGACCTGATTATGAAGAGGAATAAAAATGAAGCAGTTTGATAACTTTACTAATCCAGGCAATGATGCAGAGTTTGCCGTCAAGGGAGGAAAGTACCTTCCCTCTGATGCAGTAAATTTACGGATACTACAACACTGAAGAAGTAACACCAGAATCTTTTCTTTCTGTAGCCGATCTTTCTGGATTTCAAAAAGAAAACTCAAGAGATATTTCGGTCATTGAAAATGATTTTGCAATGTATGCTGATGAGTTTGGTGTTCTTAGGTATATAAAAACAAATGCAGAAAGACACCAGACAAAGCACTCGCCTATAGTCAAAAATTCAGAAGTATCTGTAACCAACTATGTCATTAATCAAACTCCAGGAAATGTTAACAATAATTACACATCCAGAATAGACGAATTCGAAAGTGCTAGATTCGGGCACAGCTACTATGTATCTAGATTTTTTACAATACTACCAAACACTGCTTCGGGCTATAGTGGGGTAGGCACATCATTAAGGGTTGACAATCCAGATCAATACAATATTAAAGTTATAGATTCTTCTGGAAACAAATATGTTAATTCTATGAATGAAAATAATTATGAAGTTTTTATTGAAAAATACCAAGATGATATGAATACAACTTCTTATAATTATTACAGAATTATTATTGTATTAGATGAACCAGATCCAATTGGCTTATATATGATATATGATAAGTACGAAAAAAATAAAGATGGAATTCCATTTAATCAATTTTTAAACTATAAAGAATATGTTAATGCAATCCCATCATATACTTATACCGTTGAAGAGTCAGAAGTAATAGATCAAAGTTCTTTTAATAAAAGAATATATTCAACTCAATTGTTTTCTCACAAGGAAAATAAACTTCTTAAAAACAAAACAGAAGACGAGGGTTGGAAGGTCATAACCCCCAAAAAAGCAACTCAAGATCCTAGAACATTTCAAAACTTTAACTGGAGACTATTAGCAAAGATAAATTATGATTTTAGTAAGATAAAAGATATTTATCAAGACTCAGAAAGAGCAAGGCTTAACGCAGCAGTTTTGTACTCTGGTTCATTAAACAGTATACAAAACCCATACATCTTTGCAAACCTTGAAGAGTCAGTAATAAACCAACAGAATCTTATATTTGTTAATCCATTATCAGCTCAGACGGATAAAACAAAAAAGTCTTACTGGGCTTTAAATATAGATACTTTTGCAAGTGATTATTTTTCAAACCCCGATGCTTACAACTATGACTTTTTAGTATGGACGCCAAACGTTACAGTAACGGAAAATCAAAAAAGAGCAATTGACAACTTCCTTTCAAAGGGAGTATCAGTCTTTATTGATTGCTCAAACCTAAATCAAACAAGCTTGACTGCATCTGGTTTAATTAATTTTGACTTCAACTTAACTTCCTTGGAGAAAAATACTGGTTTGATTAAGATAGTTGATGAATATATTACTGGAGAAGAGACTTTAAATGGTTGGGATCTTGATGAGTATCATGAATCTTCAGCAGCAAAGAAGTTTGGCATATTTGGGCCAAGATGGGATGTATTCAACAATAATGCGATTAGACCTATTAGAGTGTTCAGTAGCACGCCTGAGAGCAAAGATGGCTCAGCTAAGTCAATAGCCTACATACAAGATGGAAGCAATAACTATACGGCGATATTAAAAGATAAGTATAATATTAATAATGAATTTTCAGCGTTTGCCGTGTTTTGTCTAAACCCATTCCTAACCTACATCAATGATAATTATGGTGGAAGCGGTCTAGGGCTCTCTGCCCCAAACAGGGGGGATTCCAACGCATATCCAGTTGGTAAGGTCGGAAGCCAGATAGGATTGTTGAGCCAAGCGGTAATTGGAGCGAATAGAATGTTTTATAATATTCTATCTGAGTCAAATAAAAATAAAGTTAACAGCAAAAAACAATTTTCTAAAGATTCAACAATAGTTTGGAACGTTTCACCTTGGAGAAATTCTTGGACGATCAATGGGAAAAGAGATAGTTCTGGAAAAATAAATGTTCTATTTGATGATGAAAAAGCAACGTTTAAATTCTCAGAAAAAATTGAACAGGCACTAGACGGGGTAAGTACTCAGGTCATAAGAAATTATTTCTGTAGAGAAATAAGTTCATCGATAGGCTCACTATTAATTTTTGACTTTGAACTCACGTCTATGCCCATAGAGGCAGAATCACTAATCAATGCCGATTATAGCAACGTAGATTTTTATATAGAGTGCACAAATGATAACGTAGGTTTTTTAAACTTTAGCAAAATAGATAACACAAACTATATATTTGGCGATGTTAAAACTTCTTACACTATACAAAAGTTAAGCGACAGCGCCAAAATAAAAATTGCAAACGCACCATTAACAATTGACGCTTACTCAAAAGTTCTTTCAAGAGAATTTGATTTAGGTTCAATTTATTATCCATATGTAGTTTTAGAGTATTCAGATTATCAAGCTCAAATTAATTCGGTTGTAAAAATCCCATTAGAGTACTTACCAGGTAGTCAATTTGTAAGAGACTATGACTTTGCTTTTAAGACTCAAGTGTATATAACTGAAGTTACAACAAATAAATATAGCTTTGATGTCAAGTGGAAGACCCAGTTTTCAACAGACCTGAATGTTAATGTAACTGGTGCTGTGAAGATTATAACTGAAAAGGGAACAGCTGCTGTTCCAGAGGGTAAGGGATTTGCAATCGATGTGCAAAAGTCTGATCCAGAAAGAAGAGTAATAGCCAATAAAAATTCTCCATTCGGAGTATTGGGGTATGCCTATCCCACAAACGTTTTTTCGGAAACAGATATTACTTCAGTAAAACCTAAATTAAGAACATCAGTCCAAAACAGTTTTCACTATACTGCTGACATACCTTTAACCGAATATGGCGACGAGTATATGACCGGCAAGAGTGGACCATTAGTTGGTGGTTCTTCTTCTTCTTCTGGAGCTCAAACTGGTGGCAGTAGCACTACTACCACTTCAACCACTTCAACCAAGACTACAACTAAAGCTATACCACCAGTAGTCAGGGTAGTCGACTTTGCCACATGGGATGCTGCAAGCAGTACTCTGTACAGTGGTGGCGCACAGGTAAAAGGATTTCAATACACTGTAAGACCACCAGAATCAGAGTCTGTGACTATAAAAGCAAATATTAGAAATATTTGGGCTTTGTCATACACTACACTTATTGCCAACTGGAGTACTTTATATTGGTTTGCCCCACCAATGCTACCCGCCTTGGGTAGTGGTAACGTTGTAAGCTTAGAAGAAAAATTTACCTTATTTGAAAATACACGACTAAATGAAAAGGCTAAACTTCCGTTTGCAACACAAGCAAGCCGAGAAAGAGATCAGTCAGCAGGATTGCATCTCATATACCAGTCCCCTGACGAAGTTGTTTCAATCGCCGGAATGGGTCCTTTAGGGTTAATCAACATTGCCGAGATGTTTAATATGCCGGTAGGCACAACAGGCAAACAATTCTATGCATCTGTTGTCGAAAGATTTCTTAAAGAGTGGGCTATCTTTTATCCAAGATATACTATAACGGAACATTATAGCCCTACTGTTACAGCAATGGTTCGCTCTTCAGATGTTTCCTCAACTAACGCAAATTCCTCAAGTGCAAACAGTACCCAAACTGGTGGCTCCAATACTTACATGAAATATATACAATATACCCTGCAACAGATGGAGTATGCTATTAAGCTAACTGGCATATTTGATTCAGCTACTCATAATGCTGTTGTAAAATTTCAAAATGATAAAAAATTAAATCCATTTAGAAACTATGGAGTTGTTGATTCAGAAACTAAATCAGTTTTTGCAACATACTGGCTAAACTTGGCAAAGAATGACACGGCAAAGTTTGATAAGCTAAGAAAAGATGCATTCCAATATCAAATAGTTAAATTTATAGATGCAGCCATCCAATACTCTGACATATCAAATATATGTAATTCCTCAAGTTCAAATGACTATAAAAGAATTAGCTATACCGGTATAGATGGGCCAACTTCCATAGAAGATTCTATATACATAGAAGTCCCACAAGTACTGGACGCTAAAACGGGTCAACCTATGGCTTGGCAGGAATTGAATAGCATAAAAATACAAGCAGGATCATGGCCAGTTATTATTAAGGACATTTCTTTGTACACTACGGATTTGGTATCATCTACATTTAATGCAGCTGGCCCAGCTACACAAACGCAGTCAGATTGGAATGGTCCTGGTCCAGGTCCAAAATCTTTAGGCTCATCAGATAAGTTTTTCCAACTTGGTTCTGGAGAACTTTTAGGTTCTAATCAATCAAAAGAAATTCCTTTAAACGGACAAAGAGGAATCAAGTACGTAAGAGTTCATGTCGTGGGTCAAAAAATAAACCTACCAGGGACAAAGGTTGCAGAAGGTTTTTCTATAGCTGATATCAAATTTAGTGTTGTTACACCAACGCCAGGAAAAGCTGCAGTAGAAGACAAGTCTGGACTATTTGGCGTTAATGCCGATGCCGTTGGACGAGGCGTAATGTTTGGGACAACTACAGTTGAATCTGGAGATTTTGGGATATTTAAATTAGGCACAATCGCGGATGCAATTGGTTATCCGAATTCAACTATAGACCTTGTGCAATTAACCAACATAGACATAGATGTTGTAGCCATGGACGAAGATGGAAACCCCAAATTAGATTTTAATGGCAATACTGTAACAAACAATTACAACTTTAATCCAGCTAACCAAACCCTATATTCATCTGGTGATTGGAATTCGCTTGATGAAATAAAATTTAATGTAGACGAATTGAATTTTACTGTTGAATCGATAACTGGCTCCACTGTTATGGGCGGCGTATCCCCTTTCGTACACGCTGTAAATAAAAAATCAGCAACTGCAACAACTGCTCTTTCGGCACTAGAGATATCTCAGCAGTTTGAAATATTAAACAATAGAGCTCCCATCTATCAGATTATTACAACAAATGGAATTGAAATAATCTCAAAAGAATACTTAGTAGAATACGATGTAATTGACTTCTATCTAGCAGATGCTGATGTGAATTCAATTTCACAAAAACAAAATATTAAAAAGTCTGTAAACGCAAAAGACGGAGCAGTTATACTGCTTAATCAAGACAATAAGCCTTCTGGCTTCCCTGACTATAGCAAATTTGATCAACCGAATGTAGACATATCTTTTGGTGTAACGATGTTAAAATGGAATTTAAAAGATTCTAATGGCGTCTTAATGCCAGCACCAGAGGGATTGCAATGGGGTTTCTATAATATAAAAACTAAAGAATTTTTAGGTAAAAAAATTGATTACCAGTACCTAGGATCTAATAAGAGAGATGTATTTATTGGGGTTCTTGCTTTCGATGCAGACGGAGACGCAAAGACAACCGATAATATACTCGGTACAAACGATAGAGTCGGTACTCTTGCGCAGTTTCAATTTCCAGCAAAGTCAATCTGTCCAGTATACTCAGTAAGAGTTAGTGACAGAGCAAAGATTGCTGTATCGAGTCCTCCAAATTATCTATCTAAATTTGATACATGGTTTATAAATGTTAGTAGAGGAAGATTTTATAAGCAGTTAGAAATTCCAGTTAATTATAATTTCATAGACTGGAAAAAGAACTACAAGGGCGTGACACTCAGGTGTTTCTATGACACTACGAGAATACCAATTCCTTCGTCGGGGTTATTTGGTTCTGGATACTATGATATTTTTGAAGAAAACCCTATAGTTGTTTCTCAAAACGAAATTCAACTTAGGCATGGTTCCGTTTACGTAGCCCAAGAACAATTAGATAAGTCAAACTCGTCTGGCGTATACACGGATGCTAGTCCAATCCAACCATGGATTGAAATCTTTGTTCAGGATTCAGATCTCAACTGGAATGCAATTTCGCCAAATCAAATAAGAAACTTTAACAAGCATAACGGAACAATTTCTTTTGCCAATGAAATAGTTCCATCTAATGAAAAAAAGATTAAAGTATCATATACAGTCAAAAACCCAAATATTATGATGTATCATGTTGATGGTAGGGAAATACCATTAAATCCATACAGTCTCATATCGGGTAACTCCTTTAACAATACCAATTTACAAGCTCTTCTTGAATCATATAAAGTGACTAATATGGGAGCGCCAGTATACTTCTATATATTGCCACTAGAGGTAGAAGAGCTTGTAAACGGTGAATATATTATGGTTTCTGACTATTCATTAAGTGGTTCTCCAGTTAAATTTACTACTGATTATTCAATATTCTCAATCTCTTCATCACAGTACAATCCGTTTGCAATACATCTGGGAACCGCCATGGTGAATAGCAAGTATAATATGGACAACGTAAACCTATTGGATCTTAGAGTTAAGGGCGGTGGACTTTCTGCTAACTCCGACCTTCAAAGTGTAATAGAGGGTAATTCTAATGTACTATCATTTAGTGATATATACTCAGGGAAGGGCTACCTGTATGCTAACGGTGGCTACGTTATAGTTAAAATTCCTAAAGAAGTTAAAGCAAATTTTGCCTCTATAGACCAAGTATATGCTATAGTTAGGGCTAACCTAACTGCTGGTGTGGCATTTGATATTCAAGATATGGACGGAAATGATTGGAGAACAATTTAAATGCTGCCTAAATTAAACAATTATGTTTCCTCATTTAGCAGGCAGAGTCGCAGAACCGTAAACGAAGTGCTTACCGAATCAAGCCTTGAGAAGGCTGAGATAGGAAAGCTAGTATCCAAGATATCGTCATTTAGTTCTGCAGCAGACTATATACCAAGCTACGTATCAATGCTTTCACCAATGCAAAGAGAGCCATTAATAGATCTATTTAGGGATATGGATTTAAGAATCCAAACAGATTTCGATATATCAAAATCACTCTCACTATTGCGTTCTTCAATGTCTTCTATATTCTCTGGCGAAATAGAGAAGTTAGAAAGAGATGTCGCATACTTAGAATCCTTTATAAGAAACTGGACATTCCTTTCTGGGGAAGATGATTTATATAATTTTTCTTTTATGGAAAATTTTGATAATGATCAATATTCTCATGTTTACGATAAGTCAAGCTACAAAATCCCAGACAGAACTGGGAGTGCGTTTAGCGCTAAAGAACACGCCACAGTAGATTCTTTAACTGATTCTTTAAAATTCTCTAACTCATACGAAAAATCTTTAGTCAATACAGAAAAACAAGACATTAAAGAAATAAAGTATTATACAAACTTTTCTACAGAGTATATAACAAGTGATACTGGAATTAATAATCTATTAAATAATTCATCTTCAAATACCTGGAATCTTACAATCAAGTCACCTTTAATAATTAAAGAATCTATTTTTGAAAGAGAAGAATTTGCAAGATATCAGAATGGTATTAACCTAACAGCCTCTGCACAGGTTGCTATACAAGTCACTTTTAACAAACAGATCAAAGCAACACGTATTAGATTGACACCCAATTCTTCTTCTGGCCTTTTTGTTACTCAAATCGTTGTCGAATCAGGATCAGGTCAATCTCCCGTACAGACAACAGAAGATCTAAATAAAACCACAATCCTTTCAGATCCAATTTATATAAATAAAGGTGTTGATGTAGAGCTGCCATCAGCAGGCTATGTAAAGTCTATGATAATATTTCTTTCACAAAAAGAATATATTAGAACAAAAATAGCACCAGTTCAATCTGAGTCAAATTTTAGACTAATAAACCAAATAGCTTCAGCCATAAGAATCGAAAGAAAAAGTAGCCATGACAAATTGCAAGACATGGTAATCAAATGCTTTATTAAAGATAATGCAAGAGATTATATTATTAGAAATAAAAAATTATATAATTATGATTATACAAATTATTATCCAAATGATATTTCAAAGAAAAGTGTTGGTGTATTAAAGGAATTAAAAACAAATAACTATTATTCTGATATAGATTCACTTAATAAATTTAGAAATACATCTTTATTATCTAATATAGTTTTCTCAATTATTTCGCATTCTATTGGTTCAAAAATTAGAGCATTGACCAGCAGTACATATATAGAATCAAACTTAAAACAGTCTGTCAAGAGCGTTTCCTCCTACAGATCTGGTGGCATGGTTCCGCTTAATGACTCTAATAATATAGAAAATAATCTTCAGTTCTTGGAAGAGAAACCAAGTGCCTTTAATCAGCAAGACGCTGTAAAACTTTTGGGTAACATTGAAGAGCTAGGCCTATATGAGTATATGTTTTCTCTTAAGAGTATCAGCATTTTTGCTGTAGATGAAACTCAATTTACAACCTTTAATGTTACAGCTGGAAACAGATCTGCTTTTATGAGTAAAAAAATTCCAACTGGAGGACTGCCACTTAAGGTAAAACTTTTAGCTGAGTATTTTAATGAACTTTCTAGAAAAGAAAGCAGCCCAGCACTTGATTCTACTTCAGTAGAATTTAGCGTCTCAATTAAAGATAATCCCGTACTAGAAGAAGACTGGATGCCGATAGTTCCATTTAATGATACTTCAATAAGAAGTGAGTTGTTGATACCAGGAAGTTCCGGCACTGCCGCATTAAGATTTTTACCGAATCAAGAGTCGGTTACCCTATACGAGGATCAAACAAGAAGGGACTATTCGACCTATATAATCAACGGCAAGCAAGTAACAATACTTGGTTATAATATAAACAAAACATATTTTGTTTCATATACTCCAATAAATATTGATTTACAAAAAGAAATACAGCTTTTTTCAAGATCAATGTCTAATCCAGTACTGATTACCTCAAGTAGCAATGGGTTTAATGGTGAAAGATTTGAGTCTACCCAAGTAAATAATTCAGTAATACTTTCCAATAGTCCACATGTAGATAGAACAAAGTTTATTAACGCTACTTATTCAGCAATAAATGGAACAGTTACAACTAGCAAGAGCTCTTCTGGTAATTTTGACTACTCATCATACTCTCCAGTAAAAATTCTTTTTGAAGATGGAACTAGTGCAATAAATTTAACAAACTATCTGCTAGACGATTATCGACCAGAAAATTTTTACAATACTTCAGCAGTACTATACATGCACGACGGCAAAACAGTCATCTTTAATCAAAGCATAGCAAAACCATTTAGAATACTTTATCAGTATGTTGCTGACATTTTTAGGTATAGAATTATAATGAGAAATCTTACTAAAAATCTTGAAAATTATTCTATTGATAGATTATTATTTAAATTCTCTATGGATAAAGACAATGTAATCGTAAACAATTTTACAAAATACGATAACAAATATAAAAATATTATAATGTAAGGTTTATTATGGCACAACTATCAACAGACACTCTAGTTTATTCTCAAATAATAGCCAAGGTGCAGAAATTCATCAGCGACTATATGCAGGAGAAAAACATATCTCCTAAAGATTTTGATAAAGCTTATCAAGAACTATTATTTGATATACACAATAAGATAGGAGGTTCTTCAACGGACCTCTATTTCCTTAATAAGGGAGACGCTCCAACCTCTTCTGTATTTAATCAAATGATTTCTACGATAAGTAAAGATTTAAATATGGTAACAAATCAGCTGGATTCAGTATCGGCAAATTATATCAATACTTTTAATTTATTTTCTAATCAGATAGAATCTGAAAAGAATTTTATATCAAGAATAAAATCTAAAATAAATGTACTAGAGATGTACTCGGGAAGTTCTTCTGTAGACATTACCTATTCTGGAGACTCTTTTACTGACCTGTCATACGTTGATGCTAAAGCAATTAGAACAGGTTTGGTCCCGGATATAACTGACGGTTATGCCACTCTAGCAAAAAGCACCTCTAAAAAATGGAATAGCAATCCAGTTACCATTAACCAGAACTACAATGACTCTATCAAATCGGACGTATCTTTTGTTTCATATTCTAACGGACTAAAGGGTAATCACTTTTTATATCATAGAGACTCAGATAAGAATGAATTTTTATATGAGAAAGATTCAGCCCTGCTAAGATCAAACGAAGCTGCTGTAGTGGACGGTAGCCCAGCTACATACTTTGAATACGAAGCAATAAATGTGCTGGCTCAAGACTTATCCTCAAGCGGCAAGTCAAAACCTTCTTATGAATTCGAGTATTTTGATGGAACAAAATATATTAATTGGGGCAAGTTTGATGTCACTAAACCGCTTAAGCTGACTATGCAATTTGCATCTCAATCGAAAACTGGCGACTACATTAATCACATATCTATAGTCCCATTTTTTGGCTACGACATTGAAGGAACAAACTCTTTAATTAAAAATATTAAAGTTACTTCTATAAAATTATTTGATGAAACTAAAAATATTACATATGAACTAATTAACAATGGACCTGTTTGTATAGCTTCTGATGTTTCAACTAAAAATATAGATAATTATAAACAGTTTTTTTATAATAAAGGTGTATTTAGGTTTGACGAAAGAAAAGTAAATAAAATTTATATTACATTTGAGCAATCACAGTTCAATGATACAACCATAAAACACGCCTATTGGACTCCGTACGAAATAGGGAAAGATACTAAGTGGAATAATCAAGTTAGATTTGAGCCAGAGGCTATTCTCTCAAATAAAAATCAGACAATTGCCTGGGATAAAAACTCTTTAATTCCAAATATAAATAAGCCAGAAGAATTTAAATCAAGCTCATCCAACATCAAACAAGTTGCAGTGAATTATGCAACTCAAATGGCTGGGCAATCAAAGTATCAGCTTAAAATTATTAGTGGAAAAAATTCATATTATTGGAGTAAGCGAGATCTAGAAACAGGCGCTGATCTATTCACCACAAAGCAGCTAGCACCAGTATTCCCTGTCAGAGAAGGTTTGGATGCAGCATTATCAAGAATAACACAGAGTGTTATACCAGCCGCGTGCGTCCTGGTAGATGGTACTCAATTAAACCCGATGCCTAATCTTAAAATTAAAATGAAAACTATATCTGCGGTCACGGGAACTGCAACAATAACAACTTCAACAAATCATGGCCTAGTTATTGGCGATAAGGTTTATATTAAAGATAGATGGGGTAGCATTGATATCTACGGTATATTTACAATATCTGCCATTCCAAGTAGTGTACAATTTTCCGTTACAACAAGCCTTTCTGGAACGATAGCTTCTACTAACATAGAGCAAAATTATGGCTCTTGTTATAAGGTCATAGACATTCCAACAACCATCAATATGTCAGTAGAAACATATTCTGATGTGGTTAATAAAACTGAAAAGATTGTTTTAAATCTAAAGAGAAATTTCGAATACCTTAAAGCTCAAAGAGCAAGCATAGGCATTAGGGATATATCTTTTGGAAAAGAAACTTTTCAAGACGCAGCTGAGATTGTTTCAAAGCCATTCTTTATTCAGGGCCAACTAGATATGCTGAGTATCGAGGCTGCTGATGAAACTCCACAATCAGATTCTGGAAAATCATACGTGAGATATTACGTAAGTGTTGACGGTGGCTTAAAATGGATACAAATTTCTCCAGTTGAAAGAAATTTTTCAGGAGTTCCAGAGATACTAGCATTCAATCAGAATTTAAACAACGATAACACATTGCCGCAGATAGCATACTTCAATGAGCCCGAAGTGCCAAACCCAATTAACACTTTGATTGTAAAGATCATACTGCAAAAGGACAGATCCTTAAACAATACACCCATAGTTTACTACTATAAACTTGGAATTAGGACCAGATAATATGACTATAGAAAATATACAAAAGAAAAGATTTTTAGATACAATATATAAGATATATTATTCTTTAGGATCTGAACCTAGCGCAAATGAAATATCATCGATATATGGCAGGTATTTTTCTAAGTTTAGACCAGGCCTTCCAGTTTCTGTTCCCTATCAAGACTTGAATTCTTCAGCTACTATTGATCATGAAAAAATAAATAAGATTCTAGCACATACCGCTTACAATGTTGATGTTTTATACGACTCTTTCTATGAGGAAATAGAACAGTTGTACGCAGTTACTTCCGCTTTTAAATTTAGAATAGACAACTTGAAATCAAGAAGAGCTGAATTAGAAAAAACTGTTGATGATTATCTATTTGCAATTAATAATACAAATGGTTATTATTTCAGCCATACAAATGCATTTAATGATACAAATTTAACAGACCTAACAAGCACAACAGCAGTTGTTGACACAACTGCAAGAAAGTTAACCCTGCCTAAGATAACCTCGGGGTTGTTTAACTACGTTGGCAACATACTGAACAAGACAAGTAATGCAAGTATGGAGTTATATGCCGATGGAAAAATAATTAAAAGTGAATCAAATATTGATTTCACCAATGTGTTTAATGGACTTAATAACCGCGACTGGGAATACTCTCATGTGTCACCAACCATTGGTGTATGTACTTTAAAGATAACAATTCCAATTACAGCAAGTGGGGCAACGACTTCTGGTATATCCCTGGTAGAGGGCAAGATTAATTCACAAAAGCCACTAGAAGTTTCTGTTCTAATAGTTAATTCAGCTGATAGAAGCAAGTCTTTATTCTTCTCTAAAGATAGTTCTGGTGACTACGATAATTTTTCTTTTAGCTTTGGAACTACTTCAGCATCAGCAGTAGAGTTATACCTAACAAAAGTTGAGCCAGATTATACCGACAAACAAAACAATGCAGTAAAGTATGTATACAATTTTAATATAGATGAATTAATAATTACTGCTCCTTACTACGACGCTTCAGCGATGTTTGTAAGTCAAAGAATTTCAATGCCAATACTACAAAATCCAAACCTAGCTATTGATGAAGTGTCTTTTGATTCAGTACAGCAAGTACCAGCTGGATCTGCTATAAATTACTACATCGCAGCAGATGATGGAGAGCCAAAGTCTGTAAGTGATTTTAGTTGGGTAGCTATATCTCCAGCATCTTTAAAGAATGCTAGCAATAATAGTGTGGTTAAATTTGGCGGAGTTGCAAAAAAGGAAGCTAGAGTTATAGACCAAGTTGGGACTTCTTTGGAATCATCGATTAATCAGATGGTTAGAATACCAAGAACAACAACTTATAAAAATCCTATACTAAATTATTTCTATGCAAATGATCCTGCAAATATAGGTTTTAATTTATACAGATTAGCAAAATTCCAAAAAGATATTAAGCCCTACGAAGCTTATATGCTTGAAAATGTGGATAGCAATCAACTTTCAGCCGCTATAGTTACCGGGACTTCATTAGACAGAACGGCTTGGCAGCAAATTTTGTCTGGGGTTAGAAAAGATATTGTTCCAACAAAAGTTTCATACAGCGTAAACAATAGCGAAGTATTTTACCAGGCTCAAAATGTTGCCTATGGCAGCATATACCTGACCACAAATATATACTTAGATGAATCATTAGTCATGACCAAGAACTTTGTTAAGTCACTATCTGCTCAGTTTTGGGATATAAAAATTTACTTAAATGGTGTTGAATTAACTGGTAGTGGTTCACTTTCTCCAGGTGTATTGACTTCGTCGCTTACTTGGAACTTTAAGGCTGGACAAAATTCAATTGTCATGATCATAAACAAATCAACAAATGACACATCAGGAGTAGAAACAACCTTTAACGGTTCCATTTCTTTGATGGAGGGCATGTCTCTTGCCGACATACCTAATAGCGAAATATATAAAAATTATTTATCATATGTTAAAATCGAAGATTTAAGAAACAAATACTCTAACATAGACAATGTATTCTCAATAATAAATTGGGAGAATAATACAGAAATAGTATATAGAAGAACAGAAGAAATAAAGACTGGAAGTAAGGTATACTATTTGTTAAATGATTCCACTAAGCCAAATGGGGTTAGGGTTAGAGCAGACTTGCTTAGAGGTAACGATTCTTATACCGCACCTTCGTTAATATCATATACTTTAAAGTTTAAGAACTAGGACTATCATGGCCATATCATATTCAGAGAGCAATAAAAGAGTAAATACTTTTGAGCCTCTCGTCTCCAGAGTAAGACTCCCCTATAAGGGTCCTGTTAGATCAAGTATATTCAATCTTTTTAATGACCAATTTTTAATGGACATACATAGGCTAAGTGATAAAACTTCTGAGCTAGAAACTTTAATAACAACCCTATCAGACATGTCTAGAAATGATCTTAATCAGGCAACCCCTGATTACTATCTAAATGAAGATTTGTTGATGACAGTTTACAGCCAAGAGATTTCCTATAATTCAGTATCTGAGGAATATGAAGTATTAATGGCAACCCCTTACTACAATGAGTCTTTGTCATTTGAAAAAGCTCAAAAGAACGCTTCAACAATAAGCTTTTTAAATAGGAAACTAGACTTAATCGAAGAAGCTTTGAGAAGAGAACAATAGGAGATTTAAATGTCAGAGTTTATTTATACAGAAAAAAAACCAGTTCAGTATCATGGGCCATTATCTAGCACGGACTTTAATGAGCGCTCAGAACAAAACTATGCTGACTTAGTTTATCTTTACAATAAGTATGGAGTGTTAGACAAGAAGATAACTGAAGTAATAGAAAGAGTTATCAAAGAGAATATATACCTTTCTTCAGCGCTTTCTGATTTGAAGAATAGAATTAGAGTCATGGAGAGTATTAATACTAACCAAATTTCTATTCATTCAAAGTCTCAAGTAAATTTGTCAGCGTTTGCCAATACAAGCTACGCAATACCAGCTTCTCTGGCTCTTGAATTTAACGACTATTACAACACGATAACTCTTCCAAAAGTATCAAGTTCTTCACACTCAAAAATAAAGTTTGTGAACTCGATCAAGGGACAGGTAATACCAGACTTCCTTGAGACCAGAATAGATGCCAATCTAGCAGGCGGAGACGGCAATGGTGCGCTGATAGACACCACCCCGGTACAGTATGCCTTCCTTAACCAGACAGATAAGGTTTGGAGAAGAAACGTTATCTTAACTGAACCTAACCCATTTGGTGTTAGCCTATACCTTTACATAAAGATACCTACCGGGACCATAGGCAACTCCCTGGCCAACTATGTCTCACTGGCTCCGTACCCAAGCAACGGAGTAGATGTTGTAAGAGTGGAGTATACAACTGCTGTTGCTCCAAAACTTACTGATGGAGATATTTACCAAAGCTTTAACCCGGGGTACTACAATAACGAATATGATGCAGTGGGCAAGGTTGCCCCTGGTGGTTGGTCAACAGTCGGTTCTGATACCATAGTCAATTCTGGGCCTTTGCAGTTCATAACGGCTGACAAAAATATAACAGCAGTTAGAATCCTATTAAGACAAAGAAATTATATTAAGGAAAATAACTCCTACATATACACGTATGGTCTTTCTGACGTTGACATTAGATACGAAAAGTACCTACCAACTGGCAAGACATTCATACGCTTTGATGCCCCAACCGGCAATACTATTAGGGATATTTTAAATATTTCGCCTAAGATATACAACGTCTCACCGTCCATGCTGTCAGGTACATTCGGTCATAGGATATTCTATCCAGTTACTTCTGGCTCTGGAGCTACCTATAGTCTAGTAAACCCACAGACTTCTGACCACGTGTATGTCGAGGTGACCTTAAATATGCTGGATGATATGATCGCCCCAGTACTTTCCGACCTTATTATTGAGGCAGATTATAATTTATAAGATTATGGTGGAAATCCATAATTGTTTTTACTATATGAGATATCAGTTTAATTCAAGGAGATTATTAAATGGCTACTTTTTACGTTGGACCTAGACCAGTACTTAGGGGTCAAAACACCGCTAATATGGTTAATCCATATTACACGATGACCGGCAAAGCAAAAGGCACAGGCACCTACTCGTACTACCCGCTATACAGCACGAGCCAACTCCTCACAGGTGGGCCAGATAACAATTATACTCCTGGAACTGGACGTCACCCTGGTAACGTCTTTCTATCGCAGTTGTTTAATGGATCTACACTCTACGCAGGAACTACCCCATTGGGTGGAACGTTTCCTAACGGATCTGCAGCATACGACGGTGCAAGATTTCAGCCACAGCAATTTAAGGGCTTAGACTCAGCTAAGGCGCTTAATGGCGGTCACGCAGTCGGTAGAGCAAACGATTATGCTCTCTATAGCAACTATCAGTTTGACGGAGTTACTTCAGCAGAAGCATTTTCGGGAATGGGTCACGCTAAGAGAGTGACTGCATACAGTTTGTATAGCAGTTATATTTTTGATGGTGTCACATCTGCAAATGTATTCACTGCAAGCTATGGTCAAGCTAACGTGACAGGTGATTATGGTAGAAACAAGAACCAAGAATGGAAGGGTGTTGCTTCGGCAAAAGCACTCTAAGTTAGACATCGAGATAATTATCCTGCTATAATGAGCAGGATGAAAATATTAGAATCCCGCCCCTATAAAGGGCGGGATTTTGATTGTAAGAGCAAGTTTATAGGTTTTGATAGAAACAAAGAGGATTAGATATGTCTACACAGGAGTTGGAACAATTTGTTACCACTGATGTTCTAACGAAAGACCTTGCAGCAAAATATTTAACCCTATATCTTGGTGAGTCTGAGTGGAAAGATAAGATAGATCAATTATTTGTTGTTCAAAAAAAGAAGTTAGGCGAAGACAAAGCTAAAGATTTTGTTAAAAAGTCAATAGCCTGCGCCTGTTTATCACCAGTCATTAACAAGTCAGCAATACCAGATGAAAAGCATGTGCTATTGTTCTGGGTTAGTGGTTGGCCACAATTCAATGAGCGTGATTGGTTTGGACTTTTTAAAGACGTACTAAAAGCAGACATACAAATAGAAAAAAATAGATTCCTTATTTTGCAAGAGGGTGTATTTGACCATATAGATATTCCACCATTGACTAGACAGGCATACAATTGGCTATATGAAAAGTTAGATAAAGAATCATTTTCTAGCCAAGATAAAAAAGAAGAGTCTGTGACAAAAATGAAGAATCTAATTAAGATATATGGTGGTGCAGTGATCTGTAATGTCTTTACTAATTATGGACTGAACATAGAAAAAGTTTTGAATTGGAGAAGTGGATACTTTATAGAAAGAGAAATACATAAAGTATATTCCACTGAGCAGATTATAAAAATAAAAAAAGCAGAGATACATAAAACAAATTTAAACTACATCAAGAGCATAAAATAGGAGAAAAATGTCAGACGAAATTGAAAACGGAAACCCAGACCTCGTACCATTGACCAATAAGATATCGTCGATGTTTTCATTTAAGTTGACGGATGATTTTGTTGCCAGTTACAAAGACACATTTGCACCATTTGGCTACAGAGATGCTGCAGGAAACTCAGTAGGAGAGATAACATTTCTCAGAACATATTCTAGACTGAAAGAAGATGGCACCAAAGAGACTTGGTCTAATGTTTGTGAACGCGTTATTAATGGCATGTACTCCTTGCAAAAAGATCACTGCAAGAAGAATAGACTTCCATGGAACGATGCCAAGGCACAAGCTTCAGCTAAAGAAGCTTTCGATAGATTGTTTAACCTGAAATGGACACCACCGGGTCGTGGACTATGGGCTATGGGCACAAACATAGTTAACATTCAGAAGAACTCTGCTGCTCTTCAAAACTGTGCTTTTGTTTCCACTGGTGAAATGAATAAGTTTAATCCAGCAAAACCATTTGCCTTCCTGATGGAAGCATCGATGCTTGGAGTTGGCGTAGGGTTTGATGACAAGGGTGCAGATAAGGACTTTACAATCTATGAGCCGAAAACAGTTGACGGTAGTACTCCTTTAGTTATTGCGGACACTAGAGAAGGCTGGGTTGAGTCAATGGCGATGCTATTGAATTCATATCTAAAGCCAGATCAAGAATTAGTTGAATTTGATTACTCTCTAATCAGACCAGCTGGCACACCAATTAAAACATTTGGTGGCGTAGCTGCAGGGCATGAGCCATTAGAGAAACTTCACAAGCACATCACAAAGATGTTTAGTGGTCGCAAGGGAGAGAAGCTTACCCGTATCGATATCGCAGACATAGGAAACGTCATAGGTGTATGTGTTGTCTCTGGCAATGTTCGTAGATCAGCTGAGTTGCTAATTGGGCGCTTAGAAGATGACAATTTTCTTAACCTTAAGAATCCTGCAGCATTTCCTGAAAGAAATTCCTACGATAGAGATAATCCAGGTTGGGCTTGGATGTCCAACAACTCAATAGAAACATCTGTTGGTATGGATCTCTCTAAGATTGTTGAAGGTATCTCTCTAAATGGAGAACCAGGCGTTCTCTGGATGGATATGTCTAGAAAGTATGGAAGATTAGTTGATCCGCCAAATAACAAGGATCACAGAGTAGCAGGGTATAATCCATGCGCAGAGCAATCTCTCGAGTCCTACGAGTGCTGTACGCTTGTGGAGACCTATCTGAATAGGCATGACAACCTAGAGGATTACAAGCGCACATTAAAGTTTGCATACCTTTACGCAAAAACCGTAACCCTATTGCCAACGCACTGGGAGGAGACCAACGCTATCATGCAACGTAATCGTCGCATTGGAGCTTCCATGTCAGGTGTAGCAAACTTTGCTGACCGTGTTGGCGTTCCTGCTCTGCGCGAATGGATGGATCAGGGTTACAAAAAAATTCAGCGTTATGATAATATCTATTCTGAATGGCTTGGAATTCGTGAATCAATTAAGATGACTACAGTCAAGCCGTCTGGGACTGTATCCATTCTTGCTGGTGAGTCACCAGGAGTTCACTGGACTCCAGGTGGCAAGTACTTCAATAGAACTATCAGATTCTCTAACGATGATCCTATGCTTCCATTGTTTAGAATGGCCAACTATAGAGTGGAACCAGCTTCGGAATCTCCGAATACAACTTCTGTAGTTTACTTTCCAATTAAATCAGAAGCTGCAAGAGCAGAACGCGATGTAACAATTTTTGAAAAGATGTCGTTAGCCGCAACTGCACAGAGATACTGGTCAGACAACTCTGTATCTGTAACTATATCGTTTAATAAAGATACGGAAGCACAGCATGTAGGTACTGTTTTACACATGTATGATGGTCAGTTAAAGACTGTATCATTTCTTCCAAGCGGTAATGACACCTATCCACAGATGCCGTACACGCAAATCACAGAAGAAGAATACACAGCAGCTTCGTTAGCTTTATTCCCGATAGATCTTTCAGGAGTCTACGCTGGTATGGCAGCTGATGCTATAGGTGAGCGCTATTGTACGACTGATACATGCGAAATAAAATTGATTAAGGACAACACTAAATAATATTTCTAGTGCTATACTAGTAGCATGGAAACAGAAAATTTAGTTTCGGTATTAGATCACGGATATGTCAGACTCATAGACTCAATGGGGTCAGACCTATCCGTTGTCAATGCTGCAAGAGCCTCGTTCGCTAAAGAATCAAAAGAATGGTCCCTAAAAGATGGGAAGCTATTAGAGTTCCTAGTAAGAGAAAATCACATGTCTCCTTTTAGACATGCGTTTGTAACTCTGGAATTTAAGGCTCCCTTGATGGTGGCAAGACAGCATTGGAAGTATGTTGTTGGATCTGATCACACTATGGATTCTTGGAATGAATCATCTAGAAGATACATTACGATGGAGCCAGAGTTTCATATACCAGAAGTTGATCAATGGAGACTTGCAGCAGAAGATAAAAAACAAGGTTCTTCAGGATCTGCTGGGCCATGGATTGGCTCTGTACTAACAACGGAGCTGAATCAATTAATTGATAAGTGTGAATCTCTTTATAGTATGGCTCTTGATAATGGCATAGCTCCTGAGCAAGCTCGATTGTTTCTTCCAGCCTATAGTATGTATGTTATCTACAGATGGTCTTGTAGCTTGCAATCACTAGCGCTTTTCCTGAGTCAGAGATTGTCAGAAGATTCTCAACTAGAAATACAGAAGTACGCAGATGCTGTGTATACTCTAGTTAAACCAAAATATCCAGCATCTTTTTATTCACTCTTAGGACTCTAATGGCCGCAGGTAAGTTAAATTATATTGTCGTATATCCAAACATAAGTCAGGTTTACGGGTGTGCATCTAAAAAGATAGCCTTAGAATCAGCTCCACCAGAAGGTTGCTCTTTGGAAGATAAGAAAATACTATTCATTACATACGAGCCAGATAACGATTCTCTTTCTGTGTACCAAGTACCAAAGGAAGAAGTTATGAACGCTGAGATAAAAGAAAAGAAAGCAAATGAGTAAGAAAGTTCACGAAAAGAAAAAAGTTAATGTAAAACTTGAGTCTGGACAAACTTTTTTAGTTACGTCAATAGATCAAATGTTACAAATAGCCAACGCCTTAGTGCACCTATCTTCTTCTACAAAAGATGAAAATGAAAAATTAAAATTAATTATGTTAAGTGAAGAAGCAGTAAAAGCTATAAGCAAAAATCAATTTATTAGTAGGAACATCGGTGAAGATGATGAGTGGTAAAACAGTAGCTATACTAGCTGGATTTTTTGTAATTGGGGTTGCACTTGGCAAGGCAAAGCAAGACGCGTTTAATAATAAAGTTAGCAAGAGTAAGCTAACAACAGAGCAGTGTCTCAATAGGTTGACTGAGTTCTGCATTGAGGATCCAGCATCTGCTAAAAAAGACTTCTTTGAGTTCGTGGAAATGGGCTTTACTCCAGAAGAATCTTTTGAAATCGTATCGTCCAAAGTAGTTACGTTGTGATAGATCTTTGCGTAGTCAACTACAACACTAGACCATTGCTAGAAAGACTTTTGGATACTTTACACGCTGGTTTAGATGAAGACAATAAGTTTTGGAATCTTTATGTAGCTGACAATGATTCATCTGACGATACTCTCGATTGGCTCAAGGGCAATGACGATAGGTATCTAATAGATAGAATAGATCTAAACAAAAACATTGGTTACTCCGCTGCAATTAACAAACTTGCAACCAGGGGGAGTAATAGTGTTATCGGAATTCTCAATGCAGACGTATGGTTCACTAATGAAGACATCAGAAAGATATGTCAAATTTTTAATCAAGAACCAGATGTTCATATACTTGGCCCAAAACAAAGAGATGAGTACGGTAACATAAAACATGCTGGTATAGTTGGTACCAATACAGCTCCTCGTCATAGGGGCTGGAACGAGAATGATCCCGAAGACATACTATATAGAGATAGAGTTAATTGCGTAACGGTTTCTGGATCTGCATATTTCATCAGAAGAAATGTATGGAATGCCATGACCAATAATGGGAAGTATCAAGAGATGTTCCCTGGCATTATGGGTGCGTTCTTGCCGACACCTCATTACTACGAGGAGACTTGGTGTTCGTACTTTGCCCGCCACTTAGGGTATAATGTAGTTTATGATGGTAGCGTATCGATTGGTCACAGTTGGCACGCATCATCACCAAAACCAGGAGAAGGCTACAGCCACGCTGACGCTCAATTCAAAGTAAGCCAATCAATATTTCGCAGAGCATGCGATCACATAGGAATAGAAAGAGATTAAAATGCCAGATGAATTTAATGTTTATTTATATAATGCAGAAGTAGTTAAGGTAGTAGACGGAGATACTTTTAAGATTAATATAGATCTTGGTTTTGAAGTTCACATTGGCCCAAAGAGTGTGAGACTCTATGGTGTTAACACACCAGAAAGCCGCACTAAAAACCTTGAAGAAAAGAAAATGGGACTCGCCGCAAAAGAGTTTACTGATCAGTGGATTAAAAAAGCCGGCAACTATGTAAAAATTGAAACTATCTTAGATAAGAATGAAAAGTACGGCAGAATTCTAGCTAGAGTATGGAACGAAGCTGGCGAATGCCTCAACACGGAAATTGTTAAGGCTGGATTAGCTAGAGAGTACTTTGGCGTAGGCGACAAAACATTCGAGGAATTTAAGAAGGCATAATGCAAACGTTCTTACCATACGCAAATTTGCAAGAGTCAGTTCGGGTATTGGATTATCGTAGACTTGGAAAGCAACGAGTAGAAACTTTTCAAGTGTTAAACATCTTACTTGATCGCACTCCAACAAAAGGTTGGCGCAATCATCCGGTTACTGTTATGTGGACCGGCTATGAATCAGCTCTACAGCTTTATCAGAATTACACCATTCAAGAGTGGATTAGCAGAGGTTACAAAAACACCATGCTATTAGAAGAGATAGATATAGATTCAGTAGCTATGCCACCATGGTTTGGCTTAGAGGAATTTCATCGTTCACACAGATCAAATCTTTTGCGTAAAGATTACGAATATTATTCCCAATATTTTGACGAAGATCCTAATCTTCCATACTATTGGCCAGCTAAAGAGGTAGCTAATGCAAACTAGAGTGTTTTTATCAGGCGCTATAGAAGATGTCCAATCTGACTTTAAGCATAGTTGGAGAGATGAAGCTACTGCGCTTCTAGATCATAGAGGTTTTAAGGCAGTCAATCCAATGGACTACGCTCTTGAGGAAGAAAACTGTGAACCAAAAGAAATGGTAGATAAAAATCTCTTCCTGCAAAAAAGCTGTGATATAATTTTAGTAGAATACAGATTACTTTATAGAGCATACATCGGTACAGACTTTGAAATGACCTGGGCGCACTTTAATAATCAACCAATAATTGTTTGGGCGCACCAAGATTTGCAGCATAGAAAATATCTTAAATTTCTTGCCACAAAACTTGCAGACACACTAGAAGAAGCTGTAGAATATATATCCAATACATATCCATCCAATAAATAAAAGGAAATAAAATGACAGAGAACAAATTCAATTACTTTGCTGTTGTAACAACGACATTAGTAAAAGCAAAGAACAAAGAAGAAGCACAGAAGGTAGCCTCGAATCGTCGTGGTGTAACCGGTGAGCGTCTGTTCCAATCAACTGATATTGAGCGTATTTCTTCAGTAGAAGCACGTAAGCAAATTGAAAAGTTGGGCGAGTAATTTATTGACCTGTGGGGCTGGACTAACCTTCAGCCCCACATTATTTTTGGAGTTTTATGATAATAGCTCAGATGGTTGGAAGAAATGAATCTTCCAAATACTTAAAAGATGTTCTAAAAAGAATTAGAGATCAGGCAGATCTCATTATATTTACTGACGATTGTTCAGATGACGATACAGCAGAAATAGCTGGACAGTATGCAGAAGTATACGTAAACGAAGAGCCACTTTTTACAGTTAACGAAGGCGCACTAAGAGCAAAAGCTTGGTCTAACCTAGAACAGCACGCAAAAGAAGGCGACTGGATCATAGCAATTGATTGTGACGAGATGCTTTATGATGCGAAGGATATAAGCATCGTCCCCATTAAGCATGTTCTAGATCAGTCCCCATACGATGTAGTTAACGTTCGCTTCTACCATATGTGGAATGAAAATCAATACAGAGTAGATAAACTTTGGGCACCGAACAATAGTTCTAGAATCTTTAGGTTTAAGAATGATGGAAAATTCTTAGACAGAAAATTAGCTTGCGGTTCAGAACCTACTTATGTTGTAGAAGACATAAGAAGAAGAAATTACTGGGTTCATTCAGGTCTTGTCATGCAACATCTAGGGTATACTAGAGATATAGATAAAGAGTTAAAGCATACAAGATATATGAATTTAGATAAAGGCGAGTTCCACAACATTAAACATATCGAATCAATAGTAGATCCTAATCCAACTCTTATAACTTGGGGAAATTTCGGAATATGAAATCACATAACGCAGTAGAAACAATCAAAAAAGTATCTTTAATGCTGGAAAGAAAAGAAAAGTTTGCTTTTGTAACCTATACAAGATCAGCAATCTTTACCTTGACTGGAGAATTAAAAGGAGAGAAGAAGCCACCAAAAAACTTTGTCAAACTTCTTTCCGATGGTATGCAAAAGAAAGATCCTAATTTCATCAAGGCCGTACAAAAAGACCTGATGCTTTCAAGCATGGACAAGTTGGCAAATCTTAATCTAAAAGGTGTTGAATTTTATGATCCAGCTTTCTTAGAGCTATACATTAACAATAATTATGATGTGTTTAAGACATTTACTTCTTGGTATTTTAAGAATACAAAAGCCATTGTGGTATCTTTTCAGAATCAGAATTATATAGGAAAATATTTTTCTCCTAATTCTATCTTTATTGAAGTTCCTTATAATGATTTCTACTCTAAAATAGAATCTATTGCGCAAGAGATAAATTCACACAAGGACGAATACGACCTATGCATTTTGGATTGTCCGATGCTGAGTACTGCTTTAGCAGTGCAGGTTTGGGACAATACAGACATGTCAATTATTGACCTGGGCAGAACCTTAACTGTAGCTAGAGCATTGGGAAAAAATAATGACAGAGCGAGACAATAAAGCTTACGCTAATTTAAATGCAGAGATAATTAATCTTTTGTTTGAGACTAATAATTCTATAGCTAAAGTTGCAGAAGAGTTATGCATAACAAGCATGCAACTTAATAAAGCAATAACTAGACTTGGTTTAGGTTGGGTAAAAGATCATAGACGAAAGATGTCTAAGGGTCAAACGGTGTTAACCAGCATAATGCAAAAGCTCATTCCTAATGAAGTTATGATAAATGAATTTCATTTAGGAGAAAGACTAAAGCTAGATGTTTACTGTCCTAAGTATAAGTTGGGCGCAGAGTTTCACGGCATACAACATTTTCAGTATACAGAAAGATTTTTTGATACAAGAGATGATTTTTTAGAAGCTCAAAAAAGAGATCTAAGAAAAATAGAACTCTGCAAAGAGCAGGGTATTGCACTTGTAGTTTTTAGATACGACGATAAGCTTACCGAAGAGTCAGTTTATGATAGAATACTTACCGCAATTAAGAGTACTGGCTCAGAGCCAGTTGTCAAGAAAAGAAAAAGTATTAAAGATAATCCAACTTATCAGATAGCTAAGAAAAAGAATTCTGAAAAGAAAAAAACTCTATACAAAGAGCTAAAAGAAAAGCGTAAAAATGACAGAAAACCAAACTGAAGAAAGACAAGAGTATCCAATTGAATACCAGGTCTTTGCGTTGTCATTTAAGAACCCAGGTTCAATAGCCTACTTCGATGCACAGCTACCAGATGAAGTTGTAGGCGCAATACACGGGCAGTCTGGAATACATGAGTTTTATAAAGCAATGCTGTCTTACTACCATATAACAAAGCGTGAGGTTGTGGAGCCGATTGCTTTTAAGTCCTGGCTAGAATCGGAAACAGATATTCATGCAGCTCTTGGTGGATCTTCTGGTGTAGACACAATGATAAATGTTATTCTCAATTTAGAAACATCAGATCATGAATCTATTTCGCAGTTACTAAAACATAAGGCCAACAAAAGAAAACAACTAGACATACTCCAAGAATTGCATATCTTGGTTACCCAAAAGGGTGAGAAGAATACCAAAGATGCAGCAAGAATCTCTGAGATAACTGCAGAGATAAAGAACTTAGAAAATGATTTAAATTTTAACCCACTTGAAAGTGTTGCTACCGCCAATGATATCTCCAAAAGAGCTGCTTCCTTATTGGAGATCCCAAGCTTTTTGCCAACACAATATAAGTCTCTCAATAGAGCGATGGGCTATACCGACGATGGTGGGTTCTTTAGAGGCGCAGTGCACGCCATCATAGCCCCATCGGGCAAGGGCAAGAGCACGTTTGCAAAGTGCCTAATAAATCATTGGGCAGACACGGGATATAAAGTCCTATATGTAAACTTTGAAGAAGCTGTTCCCCACTGGGAGCGCGTACTCATGACTCAAATTATTGAGAAGAACGTATATGCCGAGGCAGGTAATTGGAGCGACAAAGAAAAAGCAGAAAATTTAGCTAAGTTTAAAGCAAAGCTAGATCAATGGGGAGATAGATTCATGGTAAAACATGACCCAGATACTCCATACTTTGAAGACTTAGAAAAATGGTTTAGAAGTATAATGGGTCATTCAGAGCTTGTCCCAGACGTTATTGTTATCGATACAATACAATCGATGTTTACCAAAGGCGGAAAGGGTAAGCCACGTTGGGGTGAGTTTGAAGAAATGATGGTTAGATTAGAAAAACTTGCACGAGACATGGATTGCGTTTTGATAATCACAGCTCAAGAAAACTCTAACAGAATGAAAGAAAGAAGAGAAGTAGTACAGCAGTCTGATACTGGAGGATCACTTTCGATCCAACAGAAGTGTGCTGTAACTATTTTCATTACTGAAAAGAAATTAATCAGTGGAGATGATTCTGAAGATGAGAACATAATGCAGTTACAGATTCCCAAAAATAGAATCACTGGTTCCACATATACATACAATTCTCCATTAGTTAAATATGTAGATCAACACAAGAAGTATGTGGAGTATGAACCAATAACAAGTGAGTCTTATTCAAAGATAGTCAACGCTGATGATATTAAAGAACTAATTGAGAGCATAAACATACTCTAAGGAAAATATGATACAAATAGAAACACAACAGTTAAAAGATTTCCAAACATGTGAAAGACTATATGATTTTAGGCACCTTCAAAAATTGCCAGAAACAATAGGAGAAAGAAAATTAAACTCACTTAAGTTTGAAACTACAATTAAAGCAATTGTCAATCATTTCTTTTATCAAAAACAAAATGGACGCACACCATCCTATGCTTCGCTACTGCATAAGTGGGAAAAGCTTTGGTTTCCAAAAGACACTACACCTTACGATATTGTGCACGAACAACATGAAAGTTTGTATGGCAATATGGCAAGCCTGACTAGCAAAGCTGCAGCAGTTTTGTTAGATGTAGTAGAAAACTTTAGTGATCCAAATATAATTCCTATGGGCATAGGTCTTGAATTCACTGCACCGGTAACTCCAAACATTGCAGTAAATGATATGTTTGATCTTATATATAAGAAAAACGGAAAGATCTATGTTATAAAATGGGTCTTCAATCACAAGCTAAAGTTCGAGAATAGTTATGTAATTGACTTTGCGCTTATGCATGTTGGTTATTTCAATAAGTTTGGTCATAGAATAAACGATACTAAATTCGGGTACTTTGATTTGATGAATCAAAAGTCTGGGTTTAATGAAGTCCCTGTACAGAAAGCTGATATAGAAGCTCTAAAGTATTGGTGTGACGAATTACATGATGAAAAGATTTTCCCATCCAGAAGAGGGCTCACGGCATACTGCAAGGTATGCCCTTATGATAAGCCTTGTTCTAAGTGGGTTCTATGGGCAAAAAAGGAGAAAGACAATGGCTAAAAAGAATATTCTAGAAGAGATACTTGCAGAAAAACCTGTGCTCTCACAAACCAAAGAAGAAGATAAAATCTTAGAACCTCTCCTTGAGGAGATAGGGTTGATAGATGATGAAAATATAATTTCATTTGTCAGATCAATCTTAGTAAGATCGACAGACTTTTGGTTAATGCCGTCCAGTTTTTCTGGCAAGTATCATCCCAAGGATGAGCACGGAGAAGGTGGCAATGTGCTGCACACCAAGAGAGTTATGCGCGTTGCTCAAATACTTGCAGAGTCGTATGGTTTAACCGATGAAGAAAAAGATATGGTGTTTGCTGCTGTGTTGCTTCATGATATTAAAAAGGGAAACAGATACGGAGATGATGGTAAATTTGTTTATGACCCAATGCATCCGTACACTGTTGGCCAGTTTGTCAAGAAGTGTCAAGACGAAGACAAGAAATTTGCTTCAGAATCTCAATCATCTACCCTTTATCTATCTGAAGATATTGTACAATCTATACTTAGATTAGTTCGCTGTCACCTGGGACCTTGGTCCCCAGTGCCAGAGACTAGTCCGGTTACTTACCTAGATATGATCGTGCATATTGCGGATAACGTTGCGTCTAAGGTTGATTATGTTGTCGATGGAAAAAATATAAAAAAAGATAGATGGAATGTTTAAAGTCGACACAGATAATATTCTACTTAAGAGATTCACAATCGCAAAAAAGTTAGACTATTATATTGAGGAGTCTATATATTATAGAGCTCATTCAGAATCAATGAATATTAATTCAAGAAAGGTTTTGTGGCGTATTCAAGACCTCGAGGGAAAAACTGAGATTAAATGAAAATTAATAAAGATAATAAATTCTTGTCTAAATGGAGCCTATATGAGGTTGCTAGGTATGTCCCATCTCTAGAAAGAGTTATACGCGATAAGGGCAAGATTCTTTCTATTGAAGAAGTTCCAGACTACGCAGAGAAGAACAACAACATAGGCATATACACTTCAGTATTTGCATATGATACTGCAGAGTTCACAAAGGCCAGTAGGTTGGGTCCGCTTTACTTTGATATTGACAACAAGGACTTCAGCATTGCTCAGCAAGACTGCATTAAGTTGTATGAACACTTATTAAAATATGTTCCAGCTGAATCAATACTTGTTTACTTTACTGGCAAAAAAGGTTTCCATATAGAATGTGAACCAATTGCTCTTGGCATAAGCCCAGGCAATAATTTACCAAAAGTTTTCAGATACATAGCCAACGACCTAGTTAAGAAGTTATCATTGACGAGTCTAGATTTTAGCGTGTATGACCTAAGAAGAATGTGGAGATTACCTGGATCTATTCATCAAGATACAAAGCTTTACAAGACACTTTTGAACCCATTGAATGGGGAAAAGAATTATGCGTATGAAGAATTCGATGTAGTCAAAGAGTATGCTTCGCAAAAAAGATCGCTAGACATAGCTGAGCAAGTTTTTAGCTACAAAGCAAATGAATGGTACAGAGAAAACATCTATAATCTAGAGGAAGATGCTAAGAAGAAGGATAATCCCTTAGATTATTTTAATAAGTATGGTTCAAAAGCTTTTAAAACATTGTCACCGTCAGCAAAGGTGTTTGATAAAGAAGCTCTGATACACAACTGTAGTGCTATTAAACGACTGCATGAGCAAGCAGAGCAAAGTCAGAACCTTGAACACGAAGCTAGATTATTTCTTTGCTCTATCTTAACCTATACGGAAGATTCAATAAAATATCTTCATGAGATTTTAAGTTGCTGTCATGATTACAATTTTGAAAAGTCTTCTGCGCATATTAACGATTGGATTAAAAGAAGACAGATGGGTATCGGTGGAAGACCGTACACATGTGAGCGAGCCAATTCTGTGGGCGTAGGTTGTGGTGAATGTAATTTAGAAAAGAAAAACAAATGGGCTCAGATTGGGAACAAGTATGTTGAGACTACAGAAAAGTCTTCACCATCACCAATACGATACGCATATAAGACTACTAAAAAGGAAGATTAACTATGGCAATAAAAAATCCAGATGATGTTATCGGAGTATGTTCCGAGTGTAAATCAGATCAACCAACAAGATATATGGAGAACAATGCCTTTGCTAAAGAGGGCAAAGCTGTCACCTGTAAGTATTGTGGCGGTGTGGTCATAATAACATATAGAGAAACCAGAGATAGTTCTCTTGATAGTTCAGATCGAGAAAGAGGAATTTAATTGAAGAATTGGACTAACCTCCATAACCACACAACCTATTCCATGCTAGATGGTCATGGAAAAGTAGAGCAGTACTTTGCCAAAGCAAAAGAACTAGGCATGGTTGGTTTAGCTACAACTGATCATGGCAATATACACTCATGGTTAGATTTCTATGACGCTGGTGTGGCAACGGGAGTTAAACCAATACTTGGTTCTGAATTTTACCAGGCTAGAAAAACTAGATTCGATAGAGATGAAGAAGAAAGATCAGGCCCTGCAAAAAATGAATGGGAACAACGAGGGCCGTACCATATAACCATTCTGGCCAAGAACAATGAAGGTTACCATAACGTTATAAAGATATCCTCTAAATCATACCTAGAGGGATACTATGTTAAGCCAAGAATTGATCATGAGTTAATCGCAGCACATTCATCTGGTCTGATTGTTTTATCTGGATGTCTTAACGGAGAAGTGGCACAAGCTCTATTGAGAGGCGACGATAAGTTTGCATTAGAATCAGCTGCAAAGATGCAAGAGATTGTTGGAAAAGAAAATTACTTTATTGAAATTCAAAACCACGGACTTCCTGAGCAGCTTAAGATAACTCAAGGCTTAATTGACATTGCACAAAAGATAGGTGCGAAGGTAGTACCAACTGGCGACTGCCACTACGTGCACAAGGAAGATGCTAGAGCACATGACATAATGTTGTGCGTGTCTACTAACTCTAATATAAAAACAGAAAATAGATTTTCTTTTAGTGGAGACAATTTTTATTTAAAATCTTATGATGAAATGGCATTAGTATTTCCTGAAGACTGGTTGAAAAATACTTTAGAAATATCTTCAATGGTTGATGTAAACTTAAAGTTTGGGGATCTTTACTTCCCACATTTCCCACTACCAGTGGGAACTAACCCGGATGATCACCTAGATTTATTGGCTTGGGATGGGCTTAAGAAAAGATATGGAGATCCACTACCAGAAGAAGTGCTTAATAGAGCTCAGCATGAACTCAGAGTGGTTAAGGAAATGGGTTATCCAGAATATTTCTTGGTTGTTTCGGATCTAGTTCAGTGGGCTAAGTCTAATGACATTAGAGTTGGATGGGGTAGAGGATCTGCCGCAGGAAGTATTTTGTCGTACGCCCTGGGAATTACTAATCTCGATCCACTTAAATTTGGATTGATGTTTGAAAGATTCTTGGTAGAGGGTAGAAAGTCAATGCCTGACATCGATCTTGACTTTGATGATAGACACAGAGACAAGGTAATCAACTATGCTAGAGAGAAATATGGTGAGGATAAAGTAGCCCATATTTGTACGTTTAACAAAACTGGAGCTAGACAATCTATACGTGACGCAGCACGAGCTTTGGCCTACGACTTCATAGGTGGGGACAAGGTAGCCAAACTGGTCCCTGCGCCCGTCCTAGGCGTTGCTAAGAGCCTCTCAGAGTGCATGGAGACACCAGAGTTTAGACAGATGTATGATTCAGATGATGATTCTAAACTGATTGTAGATACGGCTTTTGGGCTAGAAGGCCTCATAAGACAGACAGGCATGCACGCTGCAGGCGTTGTTATATCCAGAGAGCCGCTAACAGAGTATCTCCCAATCATGAAGAAGGGTGTTGACAACCCCGTTATAACCCAGTGGGACATGGGCAGAGTAGAACAGTGTGGGCTATTAAAGATTGACTTCCTTGGTCTTAGAAACCTTGGCGTGATAGACGAGTGCATTAAGCTAGTCAAAAAGAATAGAGACGTCTTGATAGACGTAGACAAGATACCTTTGGATGACTACATAACATATCAGGAACTTTGCAAAGGGAATGCAATAGGTGTGTTCCAGCTTGAGTCAACTGGAATGCGTGAACTCATGGTGCAGCTGCAGCCGCAAGATGTTCAAGACATCATGGCTTTAATTTCACTGTATCGTCCAGGCCCAATGGGATCTGGCATGGACAAATTATATATTTCTAGAAAGCATTCTAAATCATCAATCCAATATGATCATCCTAATTTAGAAAAAGTCTTAGGCCCATCACTCGGCATCATGCTTTATCAAGAAGATGTTTTGGGAGTAGCTAGAGAACTAGCAGGATTTAGCACAGCAGAAGCTGATGACTTAAGAAAAGTAATCGGCAAAAAATTGATGGACAAGATTGCATTGTTTAGAGGAGAGTTTGTTAAAGGCTGCATGGAGAAATCAGATATATCTGAAGACAAAGCAAACAAAATATATTCTGATATTGAATACTTCGGCGGATATGGTTTCAACAGAGCACACGCAGCAAGTTATGCGATGATCTCATACATAACTGCGTACCTTAAATCAAATTATACGGCTGAATATATGGCTGCACTTCTTTCTTCAGTGACTGGGAACAAAGACAAATTAGCCCTGTATCTTTCGGACTGCAGAAAGCTTGGGATAAAAGTTCTGAGTCCTTCGATTAATAAGTCAGTAGAAGAATTTACGGTGATAGATGAAGCAACAATTATCTTTGGGCTTTCTGCGATCAATGGCATAGGCTATGCCGTGTCAGAAGCGATACTTTCCTCAAGAGACTATGACAATCCATACACTTCAATGCATGACTTCCTGAGACGAACTGGTCCAGCTGTGTTAAAGAAGTCTACGATTGAGCACTTAGCTAATGCTGGCGCTCTTGATGAGCTAATCAGCGAAGTATACGATCAGGATTTTGGAAGACAAACCGAGCTTAATATTTTAGAAAAAGAAAAAGAAGAGCTAGGCATCTATGTGTCTAAGAATCCAGTTGACGGTGTGTGGGATCTTCTTTCTAAGAATATAGATTATGAGATCATAGAAGTAGCAGATCTGCAAGCTGGTTCTAGAGTTAACTTAGGTGGAATCATTTCTTCATCTAAGAAGATGATAACCAAGAAGGGCGCTAAGATGTACAAGTTTAACTTGCAGGATATATCTTCCGACATTGAAATTATAGTTTTTCCTAGAGAAGCAAAAAAGTTTGATGATGATTACTTTCAGAACGGTGACGTGGTAATGATTACTGGAGCCGTTAATAAGGACGGAGATGAAGAAAACCTTATCAGTAAAATACTTTTAAACAGCTGTGAAAAATTAGACCTGTCAAACTTCTCTGGAGGAACACCGATTTATTTAGAGATAGATTCTAACATAAGTGCAGAGACTTTAAAAAAGATGTATGCTATAATTAATGCAACAGATGGAGGCTCTTACGTGTTCTTATCTTACAAGGAAAATGGAAAAACTTTGAGCTTTAAATTTAAGAAGAAAACTTCTGTGTCAGTTAAAGATAAATTAAACTCACTATTATCGGAGAAAGTATGACAACTGGAAACCTCTACAAGAATCCTTCAACAAAAGACTGTTGGGTATATTGCTCCTCTTGCAGCCGATGCCAGGACAAGGGAAGATACACTAAGTGCAACGGATGTAGCGGGAGATATGATCCTAGCGGATGCATAGACACGGATAATGATGATTTCTGCGATTGCAAGAATGGAATTCTTCGCTGGAAGACAAAGAATGGGAAGGTCTTGATGTCTAGATTTAAGACAAATCCATTTAAAGGAAACGTTAGATATGAAAAGAAGTCAGAAGATGAAAGAGACTGGGATTCGTACCTAAAGGATATGAGAAACAAGATGGGTGATCCAAACTGGAACCCAGTTAGCATTTACGAGGATTAATATGTTAGGAAAAGAAAACGGTAGAATGTTATTAAACAATGTCAAACTGATTGAATACGATCAGGGTGGAGATACTCAGAGCTTCTTTTTGCAGCTAGGAGTGGTTGGCTTTTACGCCACAGAACAAGAGTTACATGATGTATATGGTTTATTGAATTACTATTTCAATATAGATTCTGTAAACAGTACAGTTATTTCAACAGATTAGGAGAGTTATGTCTTGGCCATATTTAGAAGATGATTTTATGGAGATAGGCGAAAGTGGTTGGATATCTTTTGGCGAAAGTATGTATAAGAATATACATACTGGAGAGATTATAAACGAAAACGGTGTAGAATGTGACGAACAAGGCAACCCGATATCTGAAGATGTCGATGGAGAATAATGAAATTACAATTAATAGAAGATATAGATCCACTACAGAAGTTAACATTAACAGATTTTAGTTATTCAAGAATAGACACATACGAGATGTGTCCATCAAAGTATTTCTTTTCTTACATAAAGAAGGAACCAAGGCAGTTCAACGCTCCGGCAATTCTTCGGAAATATAATCCACTCGGTATTAGAAGATAACGTTTCGGATGTTAATCCAATAGAACATAGTTCTTTAATTGAGAAATACGAAGAACATAAAAAGTCTTTCAACCCCAACAACCAGATCCCTCAAGTTCTGCTCGACGCCGGTACAACCATACTAGATGACTTCTTTGACCTGTACGGTGGAACTACTTTTAATGTTCATAAAAAAGAGCTTGGATTTAGCTTTGTCTTAGGCAACTATTCTATAAACGGATTTATAGATAGGGTAGACATCAATGGTGATGTTGTAGAGATTGTTGACTACAAGACTGGTAAGCGTGAGGTTGCAGCCAAGGACATACACAAGAACCTGCAGCTTGGGATATATGCACTGGCAGCATCGATGCTATTCCCCGGGAGCAAAATCAAGGCTTCTCTTCACTACTTGAGAACTGGAAGAATCAAATCCCACGAGTACACACAAGAAGATTTGGAACTTGCTAAGCAGACTCTCGTAGATAGAATCAATGTAATAATGAACGATACTAACTTTTCTCCCACAAAGAATGAAAGAGTATGTTCATTCTGCGATCACGCCCAAAGTGGAGCTTGTTCTACTGGAACAATTAGACTAAGAAAGTTTAATAGGGCATAGTAAAAAGCCCCCTGGTTTCCCAGGGGGCTTATATATCTTATATTAATTTATGTATTAGAACTGAATAACTGGGTTTTCGTTGGCCGAAAGAACCAAGTCAAAGTCAGATTCAAGAACAAACTTGACTGCTTCGTCCTGGCTTACACCAAAAGAAGTGAGCTCATTCACTGCAGAATCATTGATATTTTGCTTCATGCTGTTGAAAATTGTAGTTGTAATGGTCATTTTGTTTACTTTCTCCTGTTTTGCTTGTTTTTTTGTTGAATATAAAGTATAATATCTATTAGCGTTACCTTACAGCCGTAAAGGATATCATATGAAGAGTGTTGGTGCAAGCCCAGAGGATTATTTTTTTTCGAGGTCACCTAAAAAAACACTGCCAAAGTTTGGTAAGAAAAAGAAAACAGTTCCTACTGTCACCGGTGACAAGAATACAAAAGGTAATGCGTACAGACATACAAAGTCAGGTTTCAGGGAAGACCTAAACTTGAATATGAGATCTAATTGGGAAGCAAACATTGCAAGGATCTTCAGGGCCTATTCAATTGAATTTGAATTTGAACCAAAGGTTTTTTCATTCCCAATAAAAAGGGGAACAAAAGGATATATACCAGATTTTTATTTAACCGAAACCGAAGAATGGTTTGAAGTAAAAGGATATCTGGATGACAAAAGCAAAATTAAAATTAAAAGGTTTAAAAAATATTACCCAGAAGAATTTAATAAACTTACCTTTGTCATAAGTAAATACTCATCGGACGCAATAAAGTTTGCAGAAGATTTGGGTATACCTCACGTAATTTTTTATGAAGACATACGAAGTGCTTACATGGACAAGCTTTCGATATGGGAAGGAAAATAATGGCAAGTTTTAAAGAGCAATATTATAAGCTCGAAGAAGAAGAAATGCAGGCGCTGATAGCAAAAGCTAAAGGTGGATCTGAAAAATCGCAAGAAGAATTACTAAAAGTATTTAACAATTTCTTAAGCAAGTATGTTACGATGTTGTACACACGGAAAGTACAGCTACAGTGACTACGATATAAGAAGGTTTATTTCCTTATTTGTTAAAGACACCTACGTAAGATATGCGCTAATGAAGAACAAGCTTAATCAAGCAGGATACAAGCACGTTAACGAGTGTATCAGCCGGAATTCTTTACATGGTCAAAAGGTATTGCTCAGAAGAAGACATACAACAAACCGTAAGGCTAACATTTTTTCAGTGTATCAAAAGGTATGAAAAGAAAGACTCAGAAAAAGGTCCTATACCATTTAGTGCATTTTTGTATAGCTACTTTTTATATCTGTTGAAAAAAAATGTAGATACATTTTTGATTGATCAGTTAGGCAGGAAATCATTTCCACTTCTAACCCAGGATGATATGTTTGGAGATGGAGATTCTGATGATAGCATTAAGGGTGGAGCATACGTAGACACCATAGAGTATGCTACAATAGACCTGTTATTCGCATCGGATGTTGATGAGTTTTGGATTTCGGGTGAGGAAACAAACCCACCATTCGATAGACTTACGGTGCAGGAAAGGCAGTTACTTAAGTGGAGATTCATAGACAACAAAAGGTCTTCTGAAATAGCCATTAAGATAACTGAACATCCAAATACAGTAAGAGAACATTTATCTAAAATCAAAAAAAAGATACAAGAGATGATACTGGAAGATGGCATGGAAGATTACTTATTCTTAACATCCTTTAAGAAAGAAAAAGATGACTGAGTTAAATCATAAAAACCTTTTAATTAAATTATCAGATTTTCTAAATCCTCAATTGGAAGAGCTCGTATTAACTTTTTCAGATCCTATAGCTCTAGAAAAATACTATGTAGAAATACCAGATACAAACTACATTGATCTCACGATAAATGACCTTGGGTCTTTGGTTGCCAGATCTTCTAATGTCTATGGCAGAGCTGCAAGATTTGCAGGTATTGCAAGAGCTCAATACAAGCTTCTTGAGGCTCAGTACAAGAGAGTCTACAAGGCAAATAGAATAGGGAAGAACGAAGCTGAACGAGAAGCAGCAGCTGCAGCAGCTGCAGACAATCAATACACAGCGCTAGCTGCAGTTGAGGCAATAGTACAATTAGCAGAGTCTATGGAGCTAGCAGCCAGAATATCTTCTGAGTCTTCTAGAAAGCTTATGGACAAGGTGCAGACTATGCAGATAGCTTCTTCCAGAGAAGAAAAAGGATTTCTCTTAGAGAGAGATTTTACTACGTATTAAGGAGATCGTATGTATATAGGTCATTATAAATCAGTTAATAAAACAAATGAATTATTTTCTTCCAAAAGAGACAAATTAGATTTCCCAATGCAAATAGAATATAAGGGAGATTTGTATCTACTGACGACTACGCACATGGCGTCAAGTAAAAGCCAAGAAAATAATATAACAAGCATGGCTAAAAAACATAACATTCCTTGCAACATTAAGATTGATTAATGAACATAGAAGTTTTTTGTGATGGCGCTTCAAGGGGGCAGGGGCAAAAAAGGATAGGAGAAGCCGCCTGTGCTACTGTTGTATATAAGAATAAAAAAAAGTTAGTTCAATTTGCCAGAGGACTTGGTGGAAGAACAAACAATGAAGCGGAGTATGAGGCAGTAATAACTGGTCTCCTAATATGTATCATGTCTGATTTTATAGATCCAATAATTTATACCGATTCTGCAGTCGTAGCAAATCAAGTTAACAAAAAATGGAAGTGCAAAAACTTATCGTTGCTACCGCTTCTTATGACTATTGAAGAGATAAGAGCAGAGTATAGATTTAGATTAGTACAAGTCCCAAGAAACCTAGTCTGGGAACCTGATCATTTGGCGAATGAATTTTTAGATCAACTGCAGATACGAAAAGAATCCGAACTAGATAAGTGATATACTGTCATCTATGAGCAAAACAAAAATTAAAAATGGTCAACCAATCATATTGGGTCTAGCTGGCAAAGCTGGTTCAGGTAAGACAACTGTGGCGGAGCAGATAGTTCCCAAGGGGTCTATTGAGTCGACTCAGGGATCAATTAAGTGGGATCATATATTCTATGCACTTCCCCTATATGAAATGGCGTCAGTTAAAAAAAATATAGTAGGCTTTAACGAAGAGTCAAGAAAGTTATACGCCATACATGATATCTTGTTTGACGTATATGGTGGGTCAGCAATAGGTAGCATACCAAGCTACGAAGAGTTCACCAAAAAAGTAACAGAGCTACAAAACATGCCCATAGAACCAGAGGGAATAAAGCCAAGAAAATTTCTTCAAAAAGCCGGTGATGTATGTAGAGAGTTTGATTCTGATTGCTTTGCGAAGTGGGCAATTATAAAAGCAAATAAAATATATAGACAATACATAAAACAGAATGAAGAGTCTGATTTTGAATCAGACTTTGGTATAATCATTTCTGACGTCCGTTACCTGAATGAAGCAAAGAGTATATTGAAACAGCCAAATGGCTTTGTGATTGTATTCGATGCTGATGAAGATACATTGGACAGCAGACTTATGAAAAGAGATGGTAGACTAATGTCTGGTGATGAGTTATCTCACTCATCAGAAACTCAGATTGATGACATCAAACAGATAGCATCGATCATAATGAAAACAGATTTGATGTCTATCGAAGACCAAGCCAAAGAAACAATCAACTTTATTAAATCAATGAAAGAAGCAATCAATGCCTAAGATAACTAAAAATGCGTTTGAAGAGACCAACGGATCACCAATAGACCAAGCTGTGTCAAATATGGCAGGGCAAATTTCTCTATCAAGTAGTCCCATATTTATATGTGGAGTAAACAGAAAAATTAATATTGGCAATTTTGAAAACGTAGATGTCTATGCTGGCATAACAATTCCCCTTGATGGGATTGACCCTCTGGATAGAGAGGCGTTTTCTGAGGCTGTTAAGGACGCTGCAGCTTATGGTTTCTCCTTAGTTTCTAAGGAAACTGGAGAAAGATATACACTTATTAAAGAGGCCCAACAGAGCAAGTAATTGTGTTGTTGAGTTGCAAGTGTACTATTATAAAGGTATAATATAAACCCAATATTAAAACAGAGGTAAAAATGTTTAAGAACATAGCAAATAAAGTAAAGTCAGTCCTTTTCAAGGCACAAAATATCAAAGCCGATAGTGCAGTGGCTAAGGCACAAGCTAAGTTGATCGACCAATTTGCTAACCAAGCAGATGCTGTCGCTGACATTGCAGTGCAAGCCGCAGAAAACATCGTAAAGGATGCTAAGAAAGAAGCAACTAAGGCTGTCAAAGATGCTACTAAAGCAGCTAAGAAGCCTTCCGCAAAAAAAAGTACTCCTAAAAAGACAACTAAGTAATTATTATTAATTACTATGTCTTTGGCTAAGTTTAGGAAAGTATCTAAAGGTGGGGTTTCACCCAAGAAAAAATTGGGTGAACCACCAGATTTCAGACCTAAACAAAATGCTGAAACGAAAGATGAAAAAAATGACTAAAGATAGTTTTAGTTTAACAAAAATGTTTTGGCGCTTAGTTTTTAAGCTATATGATATAGCAGAAGCTATGGATAGAAGAAAAGAAAATGGTAATAAAAAGTAAGATCTATATAGCTGGTCCTAGAATGGGGCAGAATAATTCTATGTATGGAATTGACTTAGGCAAACCTGCAAAAAAAGTTAAAGCATCTAAAGTTAGTAAGAGTAAAACAAGGAAGAAAAAATAATGGCTAAAACTGCAGCTTGGCAACGCAAAGCAGGGAAAAATCCCGAAGGTGGACTCAACGCCAAGGGTCGAGCCTCATACAAGAAGCAAACAGGTGGCACACTTAAGCCACCAGTATCAGCTAAGCAAGCTGCCAAGTCACCAAAGTCTGCTGCAAGGCGCAAATCATTCTGCGCCAGGATGGGTGGCATGAAGGGTCCAATGAAAGATTCCAAAGGCAGGCCAACACGCAAGGCCTTATCATTAAGAAAGTGGGATTGCTAATAATATGGCTACAAAGAAACAAGTTTGGGATAAACCAAGTCCAAAAGCAAAACCTAAAAAGCTTTCCTCAAAAGCTAAGTCAAAGGCAAAAGCTATGGCTAAGGCAGCAGGTCGACCATATCCTAATCTCATAGATAATATGAGAGCAGCAAGAAGCAAGAAGAAATAATTTATCATAAACAAATAGGAGAATATAATGGCAATGAAAAAATCAGCAAAAAAATCGGCAAAGCCAGCAGCAAAGGCACCAATGAAGAAGTCGGGAAAAAAGGCAGGCACGGGCATGGATATGACTCCAGGTCAGAAGAAGCTTCCACCATTTATCCAAGCAGCAATCGATAAGAAGAAGAAGAAAAAGTAATTTTAAATTATGTCAAAATACTTGCAAACTTCGGCGCCCCCTCCTAAGAAGGAGCCAGCTGCTAAAAAAGCAGCTGCTTCTAAAAAGGCTACAAAAAAAACTGAAGAGAAGTAAATAATCAAAACCCCCACCCTTAAAGGTGGGGGTTTTTTATTGACTAATAATAGCTTTTTAATAAATAAAAGTTACTAATATATGAGACCTTATAATAGATAGGAATATATCATGGCCAAAGTTGCATGGGACTATATTGTTGACGTTAAACTTCCAGCAGATTTAAAGGGAGTAACACCAGGAAAACTACCAGCTAACCTATTGGTGGCAATACCGGGTGGGGGCAAGCTACATAGACTTGCAGCCAACGCATGGATGGCTATGGTAGCCAAAGCTAAAGCTGAAGGCGTTGAGTTAAAGCCAACTTCTTCACGGAGATACTTATAGGACTCTAGAGCAGCAGCTTGCTGGCTTTATGCAGCGCTATCAGTTGGCAGAAATTGCCGGCTCGAGCACAAGAACTTACGAGGGTAAGAAATGGTATCTCAAGAAGGGCAATGCCCCTCTAGCTGCCCCCGGTTCTAGTAAGCACAACTTGCGGAATCGCAGTTGACGTTCATTCAGCTGGCGAACCAAAGCGTTTGAATTGGCTGATCGCTAATGTTAAAGATTTTGGTTTTTCCTGGGAAGTAGTTCCAGAAGAACCATGGCATTTGCGTTATGTGTCAGGTGACAATGTTCCAGCTGCGGTTGCAGCATTTACGGGCGGAGTAGCACCAATAGTTAACCTAAACACAGCACCGCCTATCCATGACCACAAAGCCCTACAAGAGGCTCTGAAGGCCAAGGGGTTCTATAAGGGCAACATTGATGGACAGATGAACCAGGGCACTACGGAGGCTGTAAAAGCATTCAAGGTAGCCAATAAACTCAATGCAGATTCTGTTGTTGGACCAAAGGTAAAAGAACTGCTTGGTCTTAAGTAGTGTTTGCATCTGAAACTCTCATCACACCAGCGGCAGACATGACCAACTGGCAAAATATCATTGTAGCGATAATTACGGCATGTAGTCTTATTGCAGTAGCATATCTACAATTTGTTTATAAAGCTGGAAAAAAGCGCGGTGAAGAAGCAAGATCAGAATGGAGGCAGAATCATACAGATCATGATACCGTGGTCAACCTGATTAACCAAATGGGCAAAAGCCTCGGCCGTTCAATTGACAAAACAAATGATTCTGTTGATAGAATAGAGGGTAAGCTTGATACTCACATTAGGGATCACGCATTGGGCGGATTTGAAATAGATGATATAAAATTTAAAACAGGAGAAAAGGCTAAAAAATAATTATGCATTGCACAAACGAAAAACACCATCAAGGTAATGGCGAAGAATGCTCATCAAATAATGAGCACCGTCAAGACAGAAGAGAACAAAATACCAGAGTTGAAAGCCCACACAATATGCATTGGCATATTAATAAGACCTCCTTCAAAGGTTGGTCTTTAAACTTTATGTATCTTGCACTACATGCTGTTCAAATTTATCTTATCGTAACAAAACTTTAAGAAGTTTATCTCCCCGCGAGGTGGTATACTTATAGTTATGACTACTTTTGGAAAAATTTACGAGGGTAATACCTATCAAGATATCTGGGATAGCTCAGAAGGTATCTACCAAGAACTTTTAAAGTATAAAGTATTAGTCTTTCGAGGTATCGAAACTGACTACGATGCTCAAGTAGCATTGATGAAACATTTTTATCCTTCTACTGACTATGTAAGAAATCTACAAGCAGTAGATCATCAACCTTTATTTAATTTATTCCAAGACAAAGGTTTGCCCATCCCTGGCCCTGAAGAACTCTTTGCTCGTTGGCATACTGATGATTCTTGGTTAGAAGAAACAGTAGATCTTAATTGCATACATATGTTCAAGCTTGATGGTGATGTTAGTGGTGGTCAAACTAGGTGGGTTGATCTAGAAAAAATTTATACTCTTTTAGATGAAACTACTATTGATTTTATCAAGAATATAAAAGTAGCTCTTCAATGGAGTGCAGATAATAAGAATGACCCAACATACAGGGCTGCAACAGAATCTCACTCTCACCGCACATTAAGAACTCATCCAGAAACTGGCAACACTTCAGTCTATTATCCGGGTTTAACTACGGTTGGTAAAGACCAAGACAAATGGTCTGACTATACATATCTACTAATGAAATTATTTGAAGAGCAGGATAATATTTTTTCTTTAGATTGGAAAGAAAACGATTTAGTTATTTGGGACAACAGATGCACAGCTCATTGTCTCATGGGTGGTTTTACACTTGGGTCTAGAATTTTAAACAAAGTAGAAATAGGAAAATCAAAACCTTATTATGATGAATGACAATTCATTTAGCGGCTTTATGCCGATGGTTTCGAACATAACTATTGGTCAGATAGCAACGATGATCAATACGCAAGGAGAGCTCGTAGAAGCTCATTCAATTAACGTAAAAGTTGTTGACGGAACTGACTATGTTTTTTCGATAACTGCTGAAAATTTAATGAAATTATACTTCCTAATACCCAAGGCTTTATGATATAATTTTTGTCATGGGTATAATTCTTTTTAAAAATGTTAAGATTGGTCACGTACCTAAGACACCTGCAACTCCTTATCCATCTTCTCCCCAAAGAAGCGCTTCCAAAGAAGCTGTTGGTACACTGCTTGATTACGCATGGATGTTTGGTCATCCAATTTCGTACGCTCAGGAACAGGGCGGTCAGTTATTACAAAACATAGTACCGGTCCACAAAACTGAAAGCCAACAGATATCTACCTCATCTAAGGTGGAGCTTGCTCTTCATACTGAAGCAGCTTTTCATCCATACAAACCAGATTACGTTATGTTATTGTGTCTAAGAGGTGATGAGAATGCTGTGACCACGTATGCTCACGTAGATGATATAGTGGAAAAACTAGATCTGTGGGTCATAGCAGCGCTCAGTAAGGAATGGTTCACTACAAACATAGACATATCCTTTAGAACTAAGGGCGAAAAAGATAAGAGTATTCCTATTTCAGTTTTAGAAAAAACCGAAGATGGTTATAATTTTATTTATGATTATACTTTTGTAAAAGCAAATGACGAACTTGGACGTGCAGCACTTGAGATATTGCATAAGGCTGTTGAAGATTCCATACAGGAAATAACCTTGCAGACTGGTGATCTATTAGTTATAGATAATAATAAAACAATTCATGGTCGCAAACCATTTCAACCCAGATACGATGGGACTGATAGATGGGTTCAAAGAATTTTAGTAAGAAAAGAACTTCCACCTAGTGACCAGATCGATGGTCATATGATAACGACGGTGCTTTAAACATGTCGCAAAGAAACTTATATTCTTTTTGGGTTGGCAGTAATAATTTAGTGATGAATGAAAATAGAATCAATGGTATTGAAAGTTTAAAAAATAATTCTAAGGTTAACTATATTTTAGTCACCAATGAAAATCTACAAGACTTTATATTCGATGAATACCCCCTTCATCCGGGGTATCAACATCTTTCCGATGTACATAAGGCAGATTATCTTAGAACTTACTTCATGCATCACCATGGTGGTGGGTACACTGACATTAAACCATGTTCATGGGATTGGAATCCATACTTTGATCAGCTTGAATCTTCTGATGCATTTGGTATTGGAGCCCCAGAAGATGAAGGTGAGTTAAGTGTGACTCCAAAACAGAGACCTTGGCTTGGTCAACACTGGGATAAATTGATGACTAACGATTTATATATATTCAAACCTAATACAGAATTTACTACGAAATGGTACAATACATTACTCAGTATAATGGATGTTAAGTTTAACAATTTACAAAAGTTTCCAGCAAAAAGTAGTAGAGAAGCTGCTGATACAGTGGTTACAAGATACCCAATAGATTGGGGCGAAATACTTATTGAAATATTTCACCCACTATGCTACGAATATACAGATAGACTAATTAAAACAATGCCGCTTCCAATAACGAAGAATTATAGGTGACGATGATAAATGACTGGTATGGAAATACTGTAATCTGTACAGCAGTTACTGGCGGCTATGACTATGTGCCGAATCAAAAGAAAATAGATGGTGTAGATTATATTTATTTTACTGATGGTAAATCACCTGAACCCATAGCTAATCCATGGCTCCCGATTCTCCTTGGTGATGAAAATCTTGACAATAGAAGAAGATCAAAAAGACCAAAGCTAAATCCTCATTCAATACCAATGTTATTAAATTGGAAATATATGATATGGATAGATGGAGACATGGGGATACTTAGTTCTGATTTTGTCCCAGAAATCATGTCTCACATGCAAAACGGATTTGTCGTATCGCCTCATTTTGATGGCAGACATTGTGCCTATGGGGAAGCAACTATTCGTCCAGCAAAGTATGCCAACGAACCACTTGATGAACAGTGTGCCTTCTATAGGTCTGAAGGTTTTCCAAAAGAATACGGGCTGTATGAATGTGGAGTGTCAGCAAGAGATTTAACTAATCCAAAAGTAAAAGAAGTTGGTGAGCTTTGGCACAAACAAAATCTAGAATGGTCTTACCAGGATCAAGTTAGCTTCCCCTACTGCCTATGGAAAACGGGTTTTGAGCCCGATGTATTACCACAAACATTTAGAAATTATAACTGGGTATGGATCAATGCCCACACTAGAGAAGATTAATTATGAGTAGTATAAGGTTTAATCTTGGTGGAATCGGTAAGGGGTCAGAATACAAAACTGTTAACCTAGCCGAGATATGCGACATAGAAGCTAACATAATGGATCTTGATTCGTTCTGTAAAGATGAGACAGTCGATGAATTCTTTTTGTCACATACTCTTGAGCACATATCTGTATTGCAATACAAATCCTTCTTGCTCCACATGCTTAGAAAACTAAAGCCAGGTGGAACAATCAAGATAATACAAACAGATATTGGCAGACTAGTCAAAATGTGGGCAGAGGGAAAAATATCTTTTAGGGCAATGAGAGCTCCTATATTTACTCCTGCTAGTAGATGCGATTCAAACATCCTGCAACAGCACCAGAGCATGTGGTCACAGGAAGAATTAGTTAAGGACTTCCAGGCACTTGGTATGAACGCTGTAGGTTTTGACGCTGGATTTTGGCAATACGATGTCGATGATGACATGTTGCCTGAAGAAACTAAAAAAGATTTTGGAAAAGATATTCCAAATCTAGGTGTCATAGCAACAAAGATTTGATATAATAACCCTACGGAAACCGACGCTCAGTAGCGTAAAAGATCCCTGACTTTTAAATAAGTTGGGGATCTTTTTTGTTACTCCCTAGTTACTATTAGGTATGTCTAACTGAAGGGGATGTCGGTTGAATATTTTAGATAAGCTTAGCTATGCGCTAAAAAAAGTTAAAATTAATGATCGTGGTAGTCGTATACGCTTTCGTAAAGGCGCTTGGATATTAGTTCCAGCTTTTTCGATAGCTATGTTTATGCCGGTAGCTACACCAGTTCAAGCATTGTCTCCTGTCTTTGAGTCAACTGCGGCAGCAAAGGTAACCCTAGGTTCATTGGCAAGTCGAACCCAATGCGGAGCTCTAGGCAAGCAGGGTATTGGGCCATACACAATGACCGGCACCGATGCAACCTCCAATAGTTCATATTCCTATGTAACCGACAAGAACTACACGCAAACGGCGCAGTTGTACGAAGGTCAAGAATCTGCAACACAGAACCTGTCTTACACCACATCTACAGGACAAACATATGACGGACGTAGTGGAGTAATTCGCCTCTACTCTGCGGGTCAGATTTCTTACGGCAATAGTTGTAATGGTCATTCAACATATGGTTCGGCATTTGGACCAGAAATATGGTCAGAGCCGTTTCCTGCTACAGCGAATCAGTCAATTTCTTTTGACTGGGCTGCTGCTGGTGGTTGGGATGACTACGAAGCATACGGATACTTGGTTCAGGTTTCGGCAAGTGGAAACACATACGACTATGGCTCTAGTGCTACTTCAACTTTAGTTTCATACGGGCGTGGGCAAAACCAATCATGGGTTACGTCTAGTGGCATAGTTCCATCTACTGGTTATTACAGATTCAGGTTTGTGAATGGTTCTTATGATGCAACTGGCGGTCAAGCCCTTGGTGCGTCAATGTATATTGACTCAGCAATATCTGTAGCCAGCGCAAACAGTATTACTTTTGCTCAGCCTGCTGACGTAGTTACTTCTTCATCAAACCAGACATTTACTGTCTCAGCCACTGCTACTTCTGGGTTGTCGGTTACTTTTACATCCAGCACTACGGGCAAGTGCACCGTTGGTTCATCAACCGATAGCGGTGGAACTTCAACTGCGACAGTGACGGTGTTGGCTAGTCAAACAGGAACTTGCACCATCTCCGCAAATAGTTCTTCTAATAACTCATATGTAGCAGCAGCCACGGTGAGCCAGTCGTTTACTCTCCTTGCAGGGTCTACGGCTCCGACAACATCTGGTGGAACATCAATGTCTGGAA